TTCATAGACACCATTGTTATCAATAACAACAGCACCCATAGACATCATTGAGGTTGCTAAATGTGACACTTTCTCAGGCACATAATTTAGTTCAGTACTTACATCAGCACCAATTCCTAAACCAACTGCACTTGTGTGATACACCATATTCTTACCTGCTGTGATAGCAGAAGTTGAAAAGACCTTAAATCCTAAGAACTCTTTCATGCTCATGCCACCTGCATATGGTAGATTTTGCTCACCAACAAAGTCAGATGATGCAAACTCAGTAATTAAAAATAAGTCAGCATATCCTTTTGGGTGCATTGCAATATATCTGCCACCATCTTCAGGTATGTTATTTGTACCAAAAGTTTCAAATGCACTAAGTATATCTGCCTTTTCTACAGCAGAACTAGTGTCATGTAATTGACTTGAATTAGCACCTGAATCCATTGCTGTGTAAAGCAACTCATCAGTTTTTCTACCAAGTGCAGCAGCGGCTGGTGTGTGTTAATTCCATTGCTGTTACTTGTCCGTTTCGAGACTTTGTACTTGCTGATCCAGTACCAATCTTCTGGAATCTTGCTGTACTTCCACTCACATTGCTCACAGTACGGACAGTATTTCTTAATTTACTACCCATTCTTTGATAAGCTAAATGAACTTCTGTCTCGAACTGGGTAATAAAGGCTTGATCTATTGTATTAGCCATTTCAGTTCTCCACTTGAAAGTTAATGTTACATTTTACTAGTTATCCATTGTTAGCTTCATCTAGTTATCCGTTAGGGCTATCAGCTACAAACTGGGCTATATTCTCTATTTACCAAAATTTTTTTACCTTTGCAACGTACAAATCGTAAAACAGCATAACCATTGAGCATAATAGGACTTTCAATAATATCAAAACCTATATAATCCAACCATTGTAAGGTCTGATTATGATCAGCAGGAACTATATTTTCTAGCTGATAGTACTGATCTTGGTAATAATCTACTACTGGTTTGCACCATTTAAGAAACTTTCTTTGTATTTTATGTATATCATATGTACCTAATGCCCATATCTTACCTATCATATTATCCATAATAGGATTACAACCAAAGATAAATGCAGGATTTCCATCTACCATTACTGTATAGCTTTCACCATTAGGCTCACGAATACTAGACATCAATGCACGAAAAGGTGTAGCACCATGTATTATACATTCACGTACATCTGCATCTCTAAGATTATTTTGAAGGTAGTTTATATGCTTACTACTAGCTTTAACTATAGGGTATCCATCATAGATACCCTCTCCACTAAAGTGTCTTAAAGCCATCTGTCACTTCTTGAACAAATGCCCTATCTCTTCTAGCAGGATCATAGTATCTTGGATCTCGCATCTTTGCCATTAGATCTTCAATAGTTTGTTTTGCAGGTGCAGTCGCTTGGCTATTAGGTGTAGACTGTTGCATAGATCTTTGTATAAGCTCTAATGCTTTTATACCTTCGGCAGTTGTGCCAAGTTCTGCAACTGCATCCCTTAGATTTTCTGGAAAAAATTTGTTAACAAATAACTGTGCAGCTTCTACTCTTGCATTTGCATTATCACCAAGATCCTTTTTGACTTGCTCAAGGTCAGGTTGATTAACACCATTATGCTCTGCCCATTTTGCAATGCCTTCATTAAACTCATCTTGTGACAATCCATTTTCCCATGAATAATCTGCCCACCATTTTAGTAAAGGATTGGTAGCTGCTTCTGCTTCATCTAATATTTCAGGTATTTGATAGTCACCTGAAGATGCAGGTCTATTAGCATAAGCTTCTGTTTCTAACTCTTGTAATACAGTTGCTTTTATATCTTCTTCCTTTTTACCTTTCCATGATTCAAGCTCAGAGTAGGATTTAACCATATCATCCCAAGTCTTAAATTTTTCAGGTAAACCTTCAGGTCGTGTTGGCTCAGCTACAGACTCAGTAGATGTGGGAGGCACACTAGCTTCTGTTGGGGTGTCTGTAGCCGATTCTGTTGATTCTATTGGAGTTGCTTGTTCTTCACTCATTTACTTATCCTCTTTGCATGTTGAATTCTTTTCACTATTAATGCCACCAAGTATCGTTGCCCTTCCAAATGTCTTAACTCAGCATCAGATATATTAGGACCACTTACTGCATCAGTAGTAATTGATTTTAAATACTGCATCATTTCCATTCCATTTGGAGTTCTAAATACAGATTCTATGACTTTGGAAATTTGTTCGTCTTGATTTTTGGGTCTAGGATATCCGTCAACCCCCAAGTGTTGCGGCATTAGGTAGTTCTCCTTGTTGTTGCATTTGCTGTACTTGCTGTGCCATCTGCACTAATTGTTGTCTTTCGTCTGCATCTCTAATTAAATTGTCAGGCACACCAAATTTTTTTGCTAAAAATAATGCAGTTTCTTCAGATGAAATTAATATATTCAATATCTCAGGACCGAATGAACTAGCGACAGTTTGTAGAAAACGATTAAGAGAAACAATATCTTGATTGCTTTGAGCTTGTGCAAGGGGAGACACACTCCTAATTTTTACTTCTCTACCATTGACTGTCGGTATTTC